TGTAAATAGTATAAAATGAAAGACTATTATACTAATTATAATTTTTACTTTACTAAATTTTTTGAGCGTAATACTCATATCCTGACCATACCTCTCCATCAGCATCTTTAAACGATGGTATCTTTACTTGAAAAAATGTTAACTCACTTTTTAACTTTTTTACTTTAGCAAAAATATGTTCTGCTTGTTTTTCAGTATAATTATCGTAAATGTCTTTCGCCCAATTACCTGTATAATACATTTTTTGTGTACCAGGTAAATTAGATGGTTTCGTTAGTTCAGTTAATTGTATAATTGCCTCACCTATCTCTGCTTTAAGATAGTGGTCTAGTTCTTTACTTTTCTTTCTCACTTTGTTCATAATATATTCCTTTATGTTTATAGTTGTAGTCCTATTTCATTAAGTTTCGGTCCGAAACTATAAAATAGTTTGTTGTGATTACCTGTATCGCCTAGATTTGCCATTTGATATAGGTGTACCATTTCGTGTCCTAATGTGTCCACAAAATCTTTTTTTGATTTATATTGAGGTTGCATCTGAAGTCTATATACTCTCGTACCTTTTCTTTTCCACTCCAATATCTCAACTAAACCGTAACAATACTTTTTCTTATCTCTAATCTGTTTGATTATGATTTCATTGAATGGTGATAGTTTATTATCAAATACTGCTTCATTTATCATTTTAAAATATTTTTTAATATCTTTATAGGTAGTCGTATAATCGGACTTAACAGATAGTTCTCTCTTTAAAAGTTTTCTGACTTTTAATTTTTTATCTGACATTTTAACTCCTTTTATTTTTTAAAATATAATATAATTCCTAAAATAATTAAGGCGAATGCATAATCATACCATAAAATTTCCATTACTGGATATTCCATAATCTACTTACAGTCGTCTTTTATTTTTGTATTCTCTAATAACTTACACTTATACTCTTTGTCCGCTTTTAATCTAAGATCAGCGGCGATACCGTCTAGTATTGCAGGTAAATAGGCCTGTAATATAGTAATTGACTCTATAGCGAATTGATGAGCAAGTTTTTGCATCTCACTCTCCATCAATTTACTTACATCAACATTGGTACCGTTTACTTTTGATTGTATAACGTGACCAAGAACAGCCTTATTATATTGTTCACCCGCATTTGCAGTGTTGAAACCCCACATCAAAAACGCAAATAGCGTACCTAGTAGGGTTATTAATGTAATCAAATATCTCATAATATATCCTCTCTTTAGTTATATTTATATAATACACTAAAAAAAGTGGTTTGTCAACCAATAATTTGATTAAAAAAGGTAGTAAAATTAGGGACTTATTGAAGAACAAAGGGTGAACATTTATTTGTCACACCCTTTATTCTATGATTCGTTATGGTTTAACGAAATTATCGTTCCATCCAAAGGCTTCTTTAACCATATCAGCGGTTAGTCCTTTGTATGTTTTATTAAGTGATTTATTCTTTACATCTATTAAAACTTGCGCTTCATCTTTATGAAGACCCTCTAATATTTGTATAAACAAAGTTTCTTTTCTTAACTTGTTTAATTTAGGATCTGCACCTTTTACAAAGTGCCATAGACGTTTTGTTTCATTCTCTAATGAAGTATGTTCTGTACCAATTGGAGCATCGTTTTCCATAAACGGTGGTACTCCTGGTGGTAAATCCCATTCAATATTAGGATCAAATGCACCTTTAAGTAGTTGTCTTATAGCAGCACTATCGTACTGTTTTAAAACTTCTATCTTTTTAGGTTTGTCTTTAGCGTTGTTTATTTTTGTAAAGATTTCACTCACTAATGGTCTACCACTACCTCTTGTACTAGCAATAGCTTCCATATTTTTCTTTGGTATTAAGTGAGGATTTGTATTTGCCATTTTATATCTCCATGCATGTTATCAAAAATCATTTATATTTTCAATCAATGATTTCAGTTTATTCTCTATAAAGTACGTTAACAGTAGCGATCTGTTTGGTACAGTATAGGTTATATACTTACTTAGTATATCATTATATATAAGACCAGGAATCTCTTCCAAGTCGATCAATTTCTTATTTCGTTCATAATACTTTTTAGTTTCTGAACCTAGAGGTATGTTTTCTATATTCGCCCATTCCTCTAATCTCTTTTTATTTATAGGTCTTTGTTTCTCGCCTGTTGTAAATACATCATCTGGACTTAGTATGTTTGGTACACCATCTGATCGATCACCCTTAATAATCTGTTCGTGTAAAAATCGTTTTGGGTCTTCATCTTCTACAAACTTCTTTTGTATTGGTGCATACTGTTTTACATTTGGATATTTTTGTAACTGTATGAAGTCTTTATCGCCAGAGATAATCATTATCTTATCTTTTGCGTGATATTCTTTTACAAGTACACCTATAATATCATCTGCCTCAACTTTATCTATATGTAATACAATATAAGGAAAGTTTTGTGCGATCTCATCTCTAATCTCACCTATGGTTTTAAATACTTGGTTCCAATCTCTACTTGATTCATCTCTACCTTTTTTTCTAGCGTGTTTATAAAAAGGAAAGTAATCTCTACGCCAAGGATTAGCACCATCGGCACATAATACTTGTGTTCCGTATTCTTTTTTAAACTTTAAATTGTATCCACGTAATGAATTTAACACCATATGACGTATCATATCTTTATCAGGTATCTCGGTTAGATTACCTCTTGTTTGAGCCATTAAGTTTGAAATCAATACTTGGTTTAAATCAACTAATATCATATTGGTAATATCGCTAAACTTTCATATTGTTTGGACCAATCTCTACAAATATCCATAACTCTTTTTCTATTGTTTATATTAATTCTTTTGTTATCAATTAATGTTTCAAATAACTTATCTACTCCAGCACCAAGGTGTAGATTAATATGTTTCTTAAACTTAAACTTTTTAAACTCATCAAATGCTGTAACAACGTGATGTTTTTGAAATGGCTCATTAAGTTCATACCAATCTTTACTATAAAAAAACTCTTTTACAGGAAGTGATAGATAAGGTACAATTACTTGTTTATTATGATTTCTAGCAATTCTTTCGTGCCACTGAAATCCAGCTTGATTTTTAATATCAAAGTAATTATCTCTAAACTCATCAAATTTTAATTTTGTTTTACCTTTTGTATAATGTAATATCGCCTTTTTACTAATTCCATAATAACCATCTGCTGCCCAACCAGATAGTACAGCTCTTTCTTTTATTTGTGGATAGATATAAAGAAATGGAAAACAACATTCAAAGTGTGTTTTCTTTTTACACATTATTTCTTTTGCTAGTCTTTTAAAATCTTCTTCTAAATTATCTGTTGGTACTTCTACAACTTGATAGTTCCAATTAAATAGTTTTGAAACTTCTACTGCCTTATCTGCGTCATAATTTGATTGACCTTTTAAGTGAAAGGTATATGCTGTGATATTTAATCCTAAACGTTTAGCAGCAAACGCAACTGATAAACTATCAACACCACCAGATAATAAAACAGCAACATCTTTATCAAGTGTTTGTTGTTTGATCTGATCGATTAATAATTCATCAATGGTCATTTTTTAAATATTTCTTTTTATACCATTTAGCAAATTCTTTATTTGTTTCAAATATAATATGTATTTCAGCAGCTGGTACTTGATCGCTACGAATACAATCAGCCACTTCTTGCCACTCTTCCTTTTTATATTTAATTGACTTTAACTTCATTATAGATAATTACTCCAATGCTTTTCTTTTTTACCTTTTAAAATATCTTTTAATACTCGTATTCTATGTTTATTACCATCAATCGTTGTATGCATCCAACCACAATCTTCTGGTTCAATTTGTTTCTTAAACCACTTGTTTGTATTTTCAAGTGCTTTGATTTCATTTTGTATTTGAGATTTAATCATGCTCTCCTCCATATCCTCTTCCGTTGTAACCATCTTTTCTATTCAAAGTTTTTCTAGTAAATATAATACCACCAATCACTAAAGCGTGAGCAATAATACTTGTTGTTACATTGATACCAATTGATATAAAACTAGATGTAATTAAAGCAAAGATAAATGCCCACATTGTAGCAAGTATCATTAATAATTGAAACCTTGTTACTTTTGGTAAACTTCCACTAAAAGCTTTATCTTCATCAAATAATTCTGGTAAAAAAAACTTTAACATTTTCATTTTAAATATTTACTCCAAGTTCTATCTAATACATAATACCAAACACCATTAATCATAGGTTCTATGATTGCATCAGCGCCAGCAAGTGCCCAATCTGCGCCAGTAATTAATCTATTACAAGTCATCGCAATAACTATATGACCTAGTGTGTATATTACAGCACGACCAATACTTGTTCCAATTAAACTCCGTATTGTTCTGTAAATGCCATTTTTAAACTCTGTCATAATTTTTTTAAAAGTGCTGAGATGGGGAGTTTGCATCTCCCCACCTCGTAAATTGACTAGGCGTCAATCGGATTTAGTTCAGACTTTCTTACTGATACTGTGTGATTATTGTATTTAAATCTAGTACCATAAAGTGCCTTAATACCTGCAGCAACGATAGCTCTTGTTGGAGCACCAATTCTGTAGTATTTTTTACCGTTCACTCTATTACCGTAGATCATATAACCTTCAGCTCTTAAAGTGTCGATCATCGCTCTTGGTGACTCTAAATCAAATCTTTTTTGAATAGTTGTCCAAGCAACGTTTTCACCTTTTAATAAAAGGTTTAACACTCTTTGTTTTTTAGATAGAGATTTTCTACCTCTTGTTTCTGTTGCCGCTGTTCTTTTAACAGTTTTAACTGAAACTAGTTCGTCTTTTGCGAACATATTTTTGATATAATTTAACATTATATTTCTCCTTTTCATTTCAACTATTTTACAACCTGTTAAGGCGATTCCTATGGAATTTCGTTTAATCATTAATATCATCACCATCAAATATTGTATGGGCTCCATCTTGTATATCTTTCAATTCACTCTTTACATCTTTACTTAAAGGCGATGATTGTTTATTAATATCTAATACTGTACTATAATTAATTCTTGCTGATTGTTGTCCATTTTTATGTGTCTTTAAAGACACCATTTTGTTTACTAATTCTTGTGATGGGTGTGGTAATCCAAAATCTCTATAAATTAATCCTCGTAACATATCAATAAGTAAAGCCAAATCTCTTGTAAAGTTTATATTATCTGTTTTAATTGCCAACTCTACAAATCCTCTTAATAAGTTCATACTCATATCGTCAATTGCACCTTCACAAAATTGTTTTGTTTGATCGTCTTGTATTCTTTTTAATACTTCTATATCTTTAACATTTACTTGTGACTTATCTGTCGGACCAGTTTTTGTTATATCACTAATACGATTAACAGGAAACGGTACAATCTTTTCATTATCACTCACTAATTATCTCACCCTTAAAGTTTACTTTACCTTTATCAGCAAAGTATTCAACTAACTGATTATAACCGCCAATTAGTTTACCATCAATTTTAATTTGTGGCATCGTTCTTACTTTTTTACCTATGTCTTCTAATAACGCATCAACAGATTCATAATCTTCGTATTTTTTTTCTTCATAACTTAGGCCAAGATTGTTTAGTAAGGTCTTGGCCTTATTACAATATACGCAATTGTTTTTACTGAATACTAGTATTTCCATTATTACTCTCTTTTGAGTTCATTAAATTATCATACGCCTTTTTTGCCTCTGACTTTAAATTATATGCGTCAGTTGCTTGTTCGATTGTATAATTATACATTTTGTTAAACTCACCCATTGGAAGTCTTAATCCAATCCACGCTCTGTAATAACCTTGTTTTGTAATCGTTACATCTTTCGCAAAGATTTCATAACCTCTAACAGGAGTGTCTTTAATAATGTTTACAATGGTAGACTCTACTTCAGTTACAACTGTTTTCTTTTGTGTTTTACCTAGTTCTGTGATGAATTGTTTTGACTGTTTATTCATTTCACCTCTAATGATATCTGCTAGTTCTGATTTAGCAATCATCATACCTTTTTCTATTGCTAGATTTAAGTCAGGTGACACCGCGGTACCAACACCAAAGATACATTCTCTTTCTTTGTTTTTACCAAAAGTAGAAGTATCACAGGCTTTCTTTTCAGAAAAGTCATTCATATACCACTTCGGTACTTTGTTTAATACCTTACCACTCTCGTTTTTCATATTATAGTGACTACTACAATTGGCTAGTAACAAACCAGCAATTACAACCATAGATAGTCGTATCATTTTATTCATACTATTTTACCTCACTTTTTATATTATATACTAAATCTTGTGCTTTGTCAAGTCCCATTTGAATATAGTTTAAAATGTCATTTAAACTAGTATTTGTTTGAGTTATTAGTAATACAACTAGTAAGATTATGATTAAATTCTTAATCATTTGACCTCCCATTCACCGTTCTGTTTTAAACACGTCTTTCCGAACGACTTAAAAACGTGAGTTGGTCTACTGTAATATCTACAGTATTCTGGAGCTGATACATCTCTATAATAAAACTGAGCAAATAACTCCCAA